CCCGGTCTTCAAAACCGGCTGATTATCGTGTTTTCAATAGGTTACGGGTGGTAGTTGTTTGCTGAAGTGTGCGCCGTTTGCTGTGGTTTGCAGCGATTATGCGATGGAATATGCGATGGTTTTTTAGACCCCAAGCAGTGCGGGGCAGGGCCTACTGAGTTCCATCACTGCTCGGGGTCAGACCGTGTGCCACTTTCAACCTTCGGGGGAGGTTGCCCGACACACGGAAATCAAGCTGATGCCGCTGAAGCAATTTCTTCAGACAACAACACACGCAAAGTTCTTGCGTGCCCTATGGCGCGAGAGGTTGCCAACGTTGCTTCTTGAACACCTCTGCACTTGTGAGGCATAGGGCATAGCTGTATTTCCTCACCCATCATCTCCAACCAACCACTAATCACTGTCAATTCGTTTATGAGTTTGTGGGCTTTCTCGCGCATTACAACAGTCACAACTCCGACCTTTCTCTAGTTGCTAAGGGATTTGGGGAGGGCACGAACGTTGGCCAAGATGGAGAGGTCCAACCCACCATCCGGGTAGAGGCCGCTAAACCTGTGCGATTCGTGCCCCGCCTTGAAGTGACCATAGTGCCACGTGTGCACATGTGGCACTATGGCACCAAAGTGCCAACTAGGGGCACGAACGTGCGGCGAGTAGAATGCTGACGCTCACAACCCAAAAAACTTTAACGTGCGGTTGCCAATCAACGGCTCACCTGTGTTGAGGTACACGGCAGCAGACATCAGAATGTTATAGGCTGTGCATTTCTCTCTGTCGAAACCATCAACCTTGCAATCGAAGAACAACGTATCAGCTTTTTGAGAAATCAGCTTGATTGCTTCCATGTTGTTTGCCTCCGTGTTCACGGTTAAACTTTAACATGTGCACAGGTGGTGTCAAGTGGTCATTGGTAACCACACGTGGGTTATTTACGTCTGTAACCAACGTTGGTTACTCCTGTAACCACTTGCAAATTGAAACAACAACATCAGCCGTGGTTGCAAACTTCTTGCATTCACGCGAAATGGGGTGCCACACCATCACGTAAGCAACACGCTTCCTCAGGGCCTTGTGATCCAACACCCAAAAGATGTAATGGGTGTGGCCCGCAGTTGCTAGACGCTTTGCCATGTCAAACTGTGTGGGGGATGCTTCGGCAACCATCGAAGGTGACCAATCCCCATCAAACATGAATCCGCCGCGCACACCTTTGGTCTTCGGCCCTATGAATTTGTACTCAAGCCAAAGAGTCTTCTTGTTGTAGGTCACTGAGGCATCAACCATGCCAATCATGCTTTTGTCTGCATGTTTAACAACCACGGCACCGGGCAGGGCTAAACGCAGACATTTTTGAAACTTGCTTGACACTATTGATTCATTCATGGGTTGTTCCCTTCTGTGTACATGGCTTCCCTCTGTCTAGCGGTTTGGTACAACACCTGTCACTTCCCTGAGCAAGCCCTCCAATTTGCACCGTACTCATCATTCCAACTGATTGGCACACGGCACGGTATCTCTTGAATACGCAACACCTCACGCAACCGCTCATGCACCTTCTCATCACCCTTGGGTGTGTCGCCTGTGATTTCGTCATGCACAGGCATACGCAGCTTGTGAATGCCGATGTTGTTTCGTTCGTTATAGACCCGCAGAATCTTGCTCTTTACGATGTCTGCCTCAGAGCCTTGCAACCAACTGGCAAGGGCCTTATAGAAGCGGGTCTTCTGCCGGAAGCCGCCGCGCTGTTCATACTCTCCGTAACGTCTTCGCCTGCCTAACAGGGTAGGTACAAAGCCCTGCTTTTTAGCAAACTCAATAACGTATTCCATAGTCTTGCTTGCCGATGGGAAATTTGCATAGTATTGGTCCGCAAGATCGTTTACTTCTCTAGCAGGACAGTCAGTTGCATGGTTGTCATTATCCTCAAACTTCTTTAAGGTGTCCCGGTCACCTGTCCACCAAAAATAGGACGGTGGTTGACAGTTGCAGTCTTTGCCAAAATTGTGAGCAAGCAACGCTCTGCCCATCCCCATCACAAGAGCAAAGTTGTTGGTCTTAGCATTCTGCCGTGACAGGCTGAAGAGGTCTGCAACCATTTGGTGAAAGTCAACGTCTTTTCCACCCTTCAACCAACGCTCATAGCCTTCATGGTATGCACGTATTAAGTCTTTGTCTTGCGACAGGTGAGCAAACAACCTGAATTGAAGCTGTGACCCATCAGCCGCAAAGAAGTCGCAGCCGTCATCAGGGATCATCAACTCACGAATGATGTAACCCTCACCGTACTTCTTTATCTGGTTTTCAACCTTGAAGATGGTTTGAATGGGGAAATTCGTTGCCGAGTACCGACCAACCACAGTTCCCTGTTCCTCTTCCCCGGCCCGCAGTTGATAGAGTTGAAAATAGAGGATGTCATTAACAAGGGTCTGAGGGAACTTGTTGAAGTACTTTTGCTTAAGCTTCAACAACCGGCTGATGCGTGTGCCGGTCTGTATGCGCTCATCCTTGATGGTCTTCAGGAAGTCAAACGTGTAAGATGATTTGGCTTCGCCCTTTGAGCCGGTCAACGGTTGATTAGGTTCAAGCCCACAGGCAAGGAATAGCCTGTCCCACGTGATGTTTTTACCGGGGTCAAGCTTCACGCCTGTCTTCTCCCACAGGCGCATGGTCAATTCACCGACCTCTGCAATGAGGTCTTGAAGCATCCGGTCACACTTTGGAAGGTCAAGCCTTGCGCCTGACCGTTCCATGTGGTTGTTTGCCCAAATCAACTTGCTTTCAAGGTCATCAACCTTTTGCAGTGATTCTCTATTGATATGGGGCCTCTGGCTCTGGTACACGTCCCACGTAAGAGAAGCATCATGCTCAGCGTATCCACCAACCATTGAGGCATGGTAGTCTGGCATTCTATCTTTTTCGAGTCTGTCATCTCGTTTTTGTGTTCCACAATATTCAACTCCCAAGTCGTCAAGGTTGAAACCTGAATACCTGTTTTCATTGAGTAGTGCGGCACCATGCGCCACATCATAAAGTTGATTCCCCTGTGCTTCAAGGTCCACACCCCAACGCAACATCACCTCAGCGTCAAAGCCGATGTTTAGACCTATGAGTTTTTTGTTGCGTAGTTCTCGCTTGCACCACTCTTTGACCTTCTCAGGGTCAAGGTTTCCCCCGGCATGACCCCACGGCAAGTAAACTCCTGAGCATTCCTCAGCTCGAAAAGAAAGACCGATGGGTGTATCCTTTCGTTTGTTCTTGCCGGTTGTTTCAGTATCAAACGCAAGTTCTTTCACCCCATCAAGGCAAGGCAACTCAGCCGGGGCAGTCCACGGCTTACGATCACCTGTGTTGGTGAATAAAAAGTATTGGCCTTTGAGTGGTTTTCGTGAAGTCATTTCACAAAGAGAAAGCCCACGGTCTGAGTTACAAACCGTGGGCCAGGTGAATGCAGGTGTTGCTTACTTCTTCTTTTTGGTCACCGTTACAACTGTCGGCTTGGGAGACGGAGTTGCAGCCGGTGCCGCCTTCTTCCGTGCATCCTGAGGGTTGATGCAAGTTGCAATGCCCGCAGCAATCAGGGCATTTAGAATCTGCCCGATTGCATTCTTGGAAGGCTTGGAGGTTTCGCGGGTTTCCGGGGTGTTCTCAAATAGGGTTTTGATTGAAATACCACCGGGGTTGTTAGCAGCAAGCAGTGACTTGATGACCAAGTAACGCTGCCCACGCCAAGTGTTGTGATCTGCCCCATACGCGGCTTCGTACTTCGCACCATCAATGGTGTAAAGCAGAACTGTCCGGGTCTTCGATGCGGCCCGCGTCTTCTTGCTGAGGAAATCAGTGGTTGAGGTTGGGGCATTCAAAGCAACGCTGTACTGTTGCAATCGGTTTTGATGCCCCTTAACAACTTCCTCTGGCACCGTACCAAGCTGCGTTGCGAACCACACATTCTGCACAACAGACTTCAGAATGGTGGTTAGCAGGTTCTTGTTGAACGGCTCACAATGAATGCCGTTGGCTTTCGCAAGTGCAATCTTGTCTTCTTTCGACAAGGCCGCAACTGCGTCAAAGGTCTTGTGTGCGTCCTTCGGGTCAACCGCAAACTTCAGGTTGCCTTGCACATAATGACCATGCTCTATGCGTCCTGTTTCCATTCGTCGCCTTCTCCTTTGTATGTTAACAAAATTATGGGCAGTTGCTCTGATTGTGCCGCTTGCAACCGCCCCGGGACGTGCGGCATTACGTCAACATCCGGCGTTGATGACCTAGGCTTTCGCCGGAAGCTTCGCAGCCAACAGACCCTTCCGCTTGAAGCGATTGAGATACACTCCAATCACTGAGGCCGCAACGTTCTTCGTCTTGAGGCTCTTTCCCAAGCGTCCACGGAGTTGCTTCGCCGTGACCTTCCGCATACGCTTGATGGTCTTGAGAATCAACCGGCCCTGACCGGTCACCTTCCCAAGTTCCTTCACACCGGCAGAGGTGATAACAAATATAGCACCACGCCGTTTGATTCGCTGCTTTTTGCTCATGTATTCGTCTCCTTACGGCAAGATGCCGTGTTTTACTTTCTTTCGTGCGGCTTGGGTCAAAACCGCCTGCTTGCAACCACATCCCAAGATCAAACATCGGTCATGGATAATCATGCCCCGACTATGTGTAGTCAACGGGTGCTTGCAATCACCACAAAAAGAATCATCCAAACCGTCAATCCTTGCTTCGCTGAGAAAGTCAACCACCGGCTCTGTTGCTAAATAATCCATAATCAATCGTACATGCCCCAATGGTGTTTAGCAACACCACTTTCGTGCTACTTGGTGTAAGGTCCGTAACCTTCTAGCCGGATACAGCCGTCTTTATACCAAAGTTTGTACAGCCGTCTATCAATCCACAACCAACAGCAACTCATGGGGTTTCCAGTTGATAACGAATTTTAGCGTTCGTCCAACCAAGCAATCGGGCGGCTTTTTGTTTGTTACCATTGGCCGCTTCCAGAGCAAGCCGCGCCTTTTCTTTCAACTCAAGGCGCGGCTTCTCTGCCTCTGCATCCATGGCAGAGGCTCTGGCCTTTAACTCTTCAAAGAACTTTTGGTGATGAGGTCTTACTTTAACGTCAGTTCCCATTTCCCATTCCTCTCTAGCACAGCGCGGGGCATCTGAATTGATTGCGGGTTGGCACCCATGATGACCTCTGCATACGTGCCGTAATGGTCAAGGTAACTTGACCCGCGTGCACCGATGATCTTCTTAACAACCATCTCTGAGGCTTCACGCATCTCGCGTGATTCCTGCAACACCATGGCCTGATGCAAATGCCCCATCAGGTACAACTGCGAATCGGCCTGATTCATAAACTTCATTAGGCCATTCGCAATAGAGCCTTTGGTCTGCCCACCGCCGCTGCCGTGGAACATCGAAATCTTGAAGGGCTTATGGTCATCAAACCGTATGTCAATGTGTTGTTTGCCAGGTGAATACGGAAGCATGAGCACAGTTGCAATAGACTTCCCAAGATCGCCAAACGTGGGAATGCTTCTGCGTTCATGATTTCCACCTACATAGCCAAGCACCCGGTGACGCAACGGGGCAACAAGTTTGCAGAACTCCCACAACTCTTCTTGTGGATCACCTACCTGCTCAAACGGTGACCCCTTGCTTTGTGCATGGCCCGCATCCACCATGTCACCACCAAAAACCACATAGCGATTAGGTTTTGACAACACCCAAGCAATATCATCCACAAGCCGCGATACCTTGCAACGCTTGTGCCCATACTGCACATCGGTAATTTGCAGCAGTTCAAGTGTGTCAATATCCACACCGGCAAAATCCCATGCTAGGTAACGGGCCTGCCCACCAATCACCATGCTTTGTTGGAGCGTTGGTTCGTAATCCTGCAACTGCGATTGAACCTCAGCGAGAAAGTTTAGGGTTGTTGTTTCGTCGTGCAACTGTTTAGCCATTGTTCTACCTTTTCTTTTTGGAATCTGACAACAGCCCCAATACGCACACACGGCAATGGGGATTCGCGCACGTCGCCTGACCGTGTGCGGTCCTTTGCTAACTCGTACACCTGCCACTTGCTCACACGCAGCAAGTTAGCAACCTCACTTGCCGTCAGGATTTCCACTTTTCACCCCATCCAAATAGCGTTGCAAGTTGGCAAGTGCCCTCCAAGCCGCCTTTGCTAAGTGTAAAGAGCCGTCATCGTCAACAGGGTTTTCCAAATGGTCTATCATGTGACGCACGATGCAATCAGGTTCATCAGTTGATTTCTCTTTGGCCCAATGCAACGGCTCGCCGGGGTTGTGTTGTTGATTGCCGATGAAAGACACATAAGCCACTTCTAGCAAAGCATCGGGGAAGTATGACAACACACCACTGTAGACGGGCCGCTGTTTGCGGGCTTGCTTGTCTTTAATCATGTATCAACCTTCCTGTGTCGTGTTCAACTTGTATTGCGCGGTCATCGTAAATCGCTTTGCAGAAATAATCTTTGGTGTTGGTTATAGGCAACAGTCTACCTAAGTGCTTCAGACACCAATCCTGTATAGGTGCCATGACTTCAACCGGGTCAAGGGCACCATACTTTGGGTGATAGCAGTCCATGCGGGCGGTAAAGATTCGCACATCCTCACCGTCCGCAAGCCACTGCCTGACACGTTCAACCATGGCCGGAATAGGATTACCTGTCGCCCGGTAATCCTGTTGCCAGTTACAGCCGAATGTTGCTAGAGTGCCGTCAAAATCAACGGCAATCCAACACTTATTGGTCAAAGTCTGTGTCATTGGTTTCCTGCTCGATACCAGACACATCAACCTTGACACCGGCTTCTTGCAGCGCGGCGAAGTATTGCTTTGCCTGTTCGTACAGTGCAGCGGGTGTGAAGTTGCTACGTGAGACCGTAACAACCTGATACTCACCCTTCTCACCGGGCTTCGCTTTGGACGTAAGCTTGTAAGTGTAGGCGTAAGCCGGAAGGTTCTTTTCGGCAATGAGGTAGTTCCATTGCTTTGCAGCCTTCAGGCCGGTTGATTTGAAGGAAACAACGATGGGTTGGATAGACCCGTCTTCCTTCAGGATGAGGCTCATGCGATTCTTGAACTCAGTGCAACGCGGCTTCTCACCGTTAATGAACAACAGATCAGAAGCAGGCGGTACATCCCCATCGTGGTACAGCTTCACGATGCTGCGGTCTTCTCCAAACTCAATGAACTGTTTGAAGAAGTGCAGCGGAATCACGGTTACCTGTTCGCCGTAAATCTCACCTGTTACAGAGTTGAAGAACTGCCCAACCTCAAGGTCCGGGTTATAGTTCTCGTTTGACTTCTTTAATTCAGGTGTCATAGCCTGAGCCAAGGACAAACGCGGGATAACCATGTCGCCTTGACCAACGTTCTCTTTCCCATCACGGTTGCCTGCATCTGCCTTCAGATACTCAGGCAGAGTTTCGAGCGAGTTATTTCCTCTGACTTCTAGTGCATTGCTCATGGACGCCTCTTTTATTTGGATTTGGTGTAACTAACTACTGCCACAGGGTCACCCTGTGTAATGCCGGGGGGAAGGCTGCCGGTCTCTTCCAACAGATTCTTGCTGATACTCTTTAAACGCTGATCGTAAATAGTCAACTCACTTTCCATGCCGCTTGCCTTCAGCCATGCAATGAAAGCATCCTTGTCTTCGGTCTTCAATGGGGATTCAAAGCGCACTGTTACACGGTGGCCGCTCTCAAAGTTCATGCTCTTCAAGTCTTGCTCTGAGAATCGCTCAGCAAAGATAGCCTCAATGACTGCAAGGCGCTGGTTAACGGCCTTCAAAGAAGAGTCAAGTGTTGCCTTCGTGTCTTTCAAATCACGGTATTTGTCTTCAAGGCCGTTAAAGTTCAACGGTAGATAGTCCGCAGAAATGCGGTTGAACTCTTCAGACTTGCGCTGTATCGTTTCTTCGTTCCACTTACCCATTATTCCTCCAAAAGAACTCGTTTCCAGTCTTGAGCCGTTCTCTTCTCTGCTTCCTCTTTGGCGCGGACACTAGCAACAATGTCATGCACTACGGTCTTCTGCCCGCGTGGGCCGGTCACAATCACATCAGCAAGCAGCGAAGTTTTCCGCACCCCTGTAGCCTGTATGCGGTCTTCGCTCTGTGATCGGGTCACACGGTCATAGTCTTGCGACAAGTAAACCGCTGTGTCGGCCTTTGACAGATTCAACCCGTACTTTGCGGCCTGAGGTTGAGCAACCAACACCAACGGGCCTGTGTAGCTGCTTGCTGGGTGTAATAGGTTATGACCTAGTTTTTTCTCACCGTACAATAGACCATAGTGTATGGATTCTTTAACAAGCCGCTGCTCTAGTCGTTCAATCTCAGGCACGAAACGTGACCACACCACACATTTGAAGTCAGGTTGTTCTTCAAAGCGTTGAGCTAACCAACCCATCAGCATTTCCGTTGGTGCGTCATGTACTTCAATGGTCTGTGAATCAACAATGTCATAGTTGATGGGGTTAAACTTCATTTGAGGAAATAAAGCAACACCACCAAGAAACCCCGCGCAAATCTGAGCAAGCCTGATGCACTTCACGGCTGCATGACCAACAGCACAGACCCCGTTATCTATTTCAGCAACCAACTCATCACGCATAGAGCAATAAACCTTCCATGCCTTTTCACTCAGGGCCACAGGCAGCACAGCCGGAACCTTCACCGGCATATCTAGTGCGTCTGCCAGGTATTCACAGTACGGGGCTGTGCGCCGTGCAAAGTCTTCTTCATTCTTGCGCTTGATAACCTCTATATGTGTGGCCACCGGCTTACGCTCACCTGTTTTCTCATCCGTCTTCCACTTATGAGGTACCTTGGCTGTCTCCGAATATCTTGCCCGGTAGTGATAGAACGACTTACAGCCAAGTATTTCTTTGTTAAGCAACTTGAACTTGCTGTAATAGCTCAGGTGTGAGTTGCCTTCCGGTGTACCGTCAAGCAATGTAACCCGCTTGATGGGGTCACCATTACGCAGTTCAATCATTGCCTTGGTTTGCTTACTCTTCCAGTTACCCAACACAGAACCTTCGTCAAAAACAAACCAAACGCTGCGACCGGCAAGAGCGGCCAATAGGTTGTCAACAAATGGAAAATTGTCATCAGGGCCTTGTTGCCGAAGATACTCAACACTAGCAACCACATAAGCAGGCTTACCATGAGGCAGCACCAACGAATTAAGTTTACGGTAGTCATAGGTTTTTGCTCCCGACCAATCGTGAGTTGCGAGTTCTCCAAAGTTCTTGTCTAACCAAACATCCTTTACTTGTGCCGGTGCCACAACCAACAGCGTGTCAATCTCTTTGGCTTCAAAGAGAGTGCAGGCCGTGTCAATGACACACTTACTCTTGCCAAGCCTCATCTTCCAAAAGAGGCCATACACAGGGCTAGACACAAGCCGCTTCACACCGTGCAACTGATGCTTGTAAGGTGGAAGCTTGAAGCGGGATGGGGTGACCTCAATCATTTCCATGTGCACCCAACGCATCATCATTGAGTGCAAGCGGATTGCGAATGAAAGTCTCAGTAACACCGGTCACAGTTGGTTGAGCACCGTGAAATTGCATACGGGTGCCAAGAGCGTCATACAATTCTTGGGCTTGCTCTGTGGTTAACTCCGCAGCGAAATATACAAACTGATCTAGCGAAGACTCACCAAAATAACCACTTATGCAAACTTTCACCTGTTGCTTATGAGTCACTTCAACGTCAATGGCCGTATATCTCATGTTTGTTTATCTCCCTGTTTTCCTGAACCAACAACTTCTTCGGCTTCTGACTTAGTGAAGTTGTGTCGCTTCATCATGCCGTTGACACGATCTTTGAATCTCCATTTCTTATCAGTCAACTCAGGCTCATCTTCCAAATCAGCAAGGAAGTCTTCAACCGAGTCAACGTCATCGTCAAAGTTAAGCATTACTTATCAAACTCCATTTGGGCTTTCTCAGCTAACCACCAAAAGAACTTCTCACCCTTCTTGTCAATTCCGCCCTTGCCGCTTTCGGCTACCTTGGAGGCTTCGCGTTGCCAATTAAACTTTGCAACGTCAATACCTGCATCTTGCAAAGCTTCTTTCAAATATTCAGTTGGTTTTTGACCATCCCTCAGGATGTTCTTAACCAACATGCGTACAGTTTTGGCGGTTGACTTTTCAGCCTGTTTTAATGGGGTTAAAACAGCACCTTCGATGTCTGACTTACTTACCCCACCCCACTCAACCAACACCACTTCTGACCGTTGACCTTCCCACTCGTATTCTTTCCCAACCGTCTTGTATTTCAGATTGGGAGTGTTAGAGCCGCGACCAAGACCGATGATGTGTGCAAACTTGTTTTCGTCTTCAGAGTCTTTGGCGCAGAACAGCGTTTGCCGCGCCACACCGGTAAAAGCCCGCGCACCTAATACGCGGTCAAGCAACTCCCCTTCAGTGCGCTTGTTTAGGTGGCCAACGCTCAGGATGCAAACCTTGTGCTGATGGGCAAGGTTGGCAAGAGGCATAAGAAGCCCCGGCCTAACCTCATCCTCTTTGTTCATGCTCAGTCTGCCAAGATAGTTGGTAATTGGGTCAACGATGATTAGACCAATGTCGTTGTTGTCTTCAAGGTCTCTTTGCAGTTCCTTCACATCCTCATCAAGTGCCGTAGCAACATCAAAGGTTTTATCCCCCTTGGTGATTGTCGAAACAAACTCATACACCTGCGATAGATCGGCACCGGCAAAAGTCAGATGGGGTAGGATGTCAGTTGACCAATCATCTTCGCTTGATAACAACAACACACCACGTCGCTCTGAAATGTTGGGAGAACCATCAGGCCAGTCACGGCCCGAAGTAAACCGCGCAATCAGATCACGTGTCAGAGGGCTTTTGCCTTCTGCACTTGCACCCGCCAAATGTACAAGTTGATTCCCAAACAAATAACCCGGCCACAACCATAATTTATGTTCCAACTTCCGGCCCAACGCCTGATTACGTCTGTGACCTCTAACAGCCTGTTCTCTTGTCTTGTCCACTCCCACGGCTCTTGCTTCATAGATTGGGTGGGGATAAGGCTCTTTGTCTTCGGCCAACTTCTTGATGACTTGCGCAACACTGTACTCAACGCAGCCGGTAGATTGGCAATGAAATCCCAGACCACCATCAGAAGACAGAATAAAATTAGTGGTTGTGCTATTTTGACCAACATGCGGCTCACCTTTGATGGGGCAAGTATTTACTCGATAACACTTGCCTAAGTTGTTTGTTGATACGTTATCAACACCAAGACCGTAGAACTTCAAGAAGTCTTCAAGATCAAAGTCTTTGTGCAGCTTAAGGGTTTTGCTCTTTTGCTTCTCGCGTTCAACAGGCTCAGCTTGTTGCCGCTCTGCGGGCAACGCGGCCCACTGCTCAGGATCAATCGCCTTCAGTTCTTCTCTGATCTTGGCGCTGATGTGCCGCGCTGTGGCGAAAATATAGTTAAACTCTTCCCCGATGTCTCGCAGCTTGGTAAAGGCTTCACCAACGAGGTCGCATGTAAGTGCAAAGAATCTTGGAGAATTTTTAGGGTTCCAATACTGTAGACAAGTTTCGGTAAGTTGTTTGCCCCTGACCTGCCCCTTAAAAAAGACGTGAAGGCCCTGACCACTGACTGAATACTCAGACCATGAGGGAATACGCGAAAGGAGTAACATCGCTTCGTTACAAATCGCACCGGTCTTTGCATTCCTACAATGGTCGATATCCAAGCCGTGAATATCGCCTCCAAGAAAGTTGTAACCCAATCCTTGTTGGTCGTTTTCGAGCTTTGCCACGCAATCATCGAATGTGCTCCATGTACTAGGGTCTGAGTGGTTGCCAAGCGGTATCTTGGCTGTTCCACCTTCAGGCTTTGGTTTGAGGAAATAGCGCACAAAACGCTTTTCCTTCAGCATTTCAGCGGGCAGGCATTTTCTAAACTTCTGCTCATCAAAAAGCACAGGAGAACCTTTCGGAGTTGGTTAGTGCTTCTTGGTGGTTGGCTCTTGCTTCTTCACATCGTGCTGTGACTTGCGCCCGCAGTTCTGCTTGAGACCTTTGTACTCCTGTGCCTTGAACTCAGGCACAGTGCATCGCATCAAACCACGGTTGGTAAGGATAAATTTCATTGTGTTCTCACCACACCTTGTTGGGATATAATCTTGTAACGTGCCTCAGCTTCGTTAAGGTGCTCTAACAACTCGCCTGATTCGGAATACCAACCCCAAGAGTCAGGAACACCAAACCAATAGGCAACAAAGCTGCCATCTTGTAAGGTCCAAACGGTTGCAGAACTCATAATTTACCTTCTTCGGGCGCATGACAAGTAGTCACCCATTGGAGCACTCATGGTTCTGCAAGACATATTTGCCCTTGCGGGTTACCTTGCGCGTCCTGTAAACAACAACATTCGCTTTCTTTAGACCATAAGCACGCGGCCCATGAAAGAAAGTTTTTGCTTCAGGTATTACCGCTGTGATGGTGGTTGAGCAGGATGGGCAGAAGTTGCGCCTTAGGGGAGGCATTGAGAGAGTGTGGGGGAAGGCTTTTTGCTTGTCGCACCAATCGTTATCGTCAATGGTGGAATACTGTCTTGGTTCGGGGAATGAGTCAGGATCAAACCCATTGACCATTTTATAGGCGTACTCATGCTCTGGCATGTATTGGACATCAACACAGTAGCCTATATAGGTCTTGTGTAGCCCAACCTTGCGCCCATGTTCGTTGTTTGTTGGTTGACTGTAGTTGAAAGGCTGTGTGTCATGCAGGTATTCGTGACCGTAATCAAGGACTTGACCGGCAGAATCCCCAACACGAACAGCAAGGTCACCGGCTCTTTCGCCTAGTCCCATGCGCTGTAAACGCTTTTCCCATTCATTAAACAACTTGCGCCGTCGCGCCTCAGTTGCTTTCTGTGTTCGCGTTGTATTCCCTTCCACATAAGTACGAACAAACCACGTATATTGTTGATTCGATTGAGGTTGTGTTAAGTTATCGTTGTATACACTTTGGGCGTTGTTGTTTTTAGACACACTTATCTCCTTGTGTTATTTATTGGTGAAAACCGGAACTGCTTGAACATTGAAAAATGTTCTAGGCTGCGAGTGTTCTTACCTCAACGACTAGGGAATTTGTCAGGTGACGCTGACAACTCAGCCCTACAACTGAGGTGTCTATCCTGTGCCTAAAACATCATCGAAGTGGCTAACGGGGAATTGAAATGAGTGGATAATAAGTCTGTGTAATATTGCTCACAATGGCACACACGTGGGCACAGGTAGGAACAACGTCACGTCTGGTAACACATCAAGTAATGGTTACGGAAGTGTTAAAGATTGCGTGTAAATATTACATAGTGAGGCAGGTCGACCTAGTAAGGGAGGTATAGATGTGTAGATGTAGGGGAGAATAGTAGTAAAGCCTATAGATTGTTAGGGTTAGCAACAATACAGTCATGAATACATGTGTATAGGTAGTTGTAAAGTTGAGGTGACTGATGGAAGTGCTTTAGAATCATATATATATATATATACAATAACCTCCCTCCCTTGTTTCTATACATATATACATACGGTACATAAGAGAGGCCCCATCGACCTTGCTTGATTGACAAAAAGTGTCAATGTGGCTGAAAAGCACCACTCCCACGTCAAATGGTAACAACTCTTTAGTAATCAATGAGATGGCCCTTTTGTTCGTACTTATAGAGAGACGGCACAACCTTGCCCGGTGACAATATTTGTCACTCGCTAATTGATTACCAAAGTTTGTGCTCCCCGGTTTGGAAAACCGGAGTGTGGTTGTAAGTTGTTGATTCTGCGTGCGTTGTAAACACCATCGCATAGTCTATCGCACATTAATCAAATCCCCCGCACCACGCTCAACGCGAGACGTTGAGGCCAGATGTTGCCTGGCAGATCGCTTGATGGTTGCAACCCCATCACAAGGTAAGCGAAAAGGTAAGCGAAAAGGTACTGCTTTTTATGGGTATTTTTGGCCGGGGGAGGCCCCCCAAGTTACCTAAGTAATCGGCCGGGCATGGTCCAAAAATTTATGGGTTGCCGGTAAGGATGGACTAACAAATGGCGGATGATCGCGAGCGCTTGTTTTCGGATGAGGAAATTTGCGAGCTGCTGGAAAAAGCCGCAGCCATGGGATTTTCACTCGAGAAAGGAAGCGATCTCGAGCAGTTGAGCATTCGCGAGCTCGAGCGGCTGGTCAGCGTGGTGCACTGAGTTCAGTTGAAAGACTTCCCTGTAAGGGACGGGGATGGTGACAGATACCTATGCCGTAATACACCATCCCCACGGATTAACGACAGATGGCCTACAGATGTCAGTACCGCAACGATGTCGGTTGCCCTTGTCACAAGTGGACACCTGAGGATGCAGACTATTGCAGCGAACACAAAGCCATGATGTTGCACATTGATGCCTTAGAGAAGGAAATCAACGACACCATACACAAGGCGCGAGAAAAGTAATGGACACATCACGCAATTACACATTTGAGCAAGCGACCGGTGATTTTCTTTCACCATCGAACGATGTTGTTGCGACTGGTTACGCAGGCCGTGATGCAGGGAAGAACAACCCTGACATGCAGAATGTGAAAGGCATTGGGCCTTTGCCGCGTGGTTGGTACACAGCGCAAGAACCACATGACGATGATGTGGTTGGTAAATACGCAATGCGTTTGGTTCCTGACCCATCGAACGAAATGTTTAACCGAAATTCGTTCTTCATGCATGGTGACAGTAATGAGCATCCCGGTTTGGCTTCCCATGGTTGTATCGTTCTCCCCTGGCCAGTAAGAGAAGCGTTTTGGAATAGCGGAGACCATCGCATACAGGTGACGCATGGTTAAGACGTTCATAACAACGCATCTGTTTTACATCATCCTGATTGCGGTTGGTGTGGTGAGTTTCAGGATGTGGTTATCAGAGCACGATGCGCGGCTTGCCGCTGATGCCAAGGTGAAAGAAGCACAAACGCAAATTGCGTCAATTGTTACGCAAGCAGCGGCACAGGTCAAAGTTGTTACCAAGGTGGTGCACGATGCGGTTACCCCATCGCAGGTGGTTGCTGCTGTCCCTACACTTACGGACGTTCCTTTGGCGACACGTGAAATTACCGGCAATCCGGTTGATGTTGAAGTTGCGGCACAACCTCTGATGCAGTTGGTTGGGGAGTTGAAGACGGCGCAGATTGAGTTAGGTGCGTGTCAACAAGTGAGTGTGCTGAAGGATCAGCAGATAGCCGCGTTGAAAAAGAAGCCGAAATTTTTTACTCGCTTGAAGCGTGTTGCTGAGGCTGTCGGTGTGGGAGTGGGAATCGGGTTGTTGTTAGGGGCGCACGGTCTGTAGATACCGTAATCAAATCTACACAGCTTGCGATTTAGGGGCTGATTATGGACTGGAAATTAAGAATTGCTGCCGTGGTCTTCGGCATGGATGAGGAAGGCGAGTATGTTTCAGGCTATCGCACGGCTGCTTCGCGCAACAATGCTTTGGGTGCTAATCGCGCCTTACGCGGTAACGTTCGCGGGTGCTGCGTCCAATCAACTCGTTCTTGTCGCCAATCACGATAAGTTCCCTGTGATGCTCAATGAGCGGGTGCGTGTAAAGGCTGAGCCGGATGAGAACGGCATGATTGACAACACGCACTGTGTGATGACCAAGCAGACGCACCTGAATGTACTTGCGGACATCATTGACCTTCACACCGGGTGGTACTCCATCGGGGATTTGTTTCTGATGCTTGGAGATTGGTTGAGCAGTTTTTGCTCTTACGTGTGGTTAGGGTTGGTGCTCCAAAAACTCAGGGCGTAACAAGGCAGGCGACGATGACAGACAAGCAACGTGCAGATCACGTACAGGCGAAGTATTGGAACGGTTACATTACTCGCACTGAAATTCAGAAGGTGTTTGAGGAAACAGCGGGAGTAATTCAGGCTCAGCAACAGACTCTTCAGAAGATGGACATGGTTATTAGCTGCATTGCTGAGAAGGTTGGATTGACCGCGCAAGATGTCAATGAGTGGGTTGCTAAGAAGGTTGTTGAAGTCGCCGCGAAGAATGGCGACGGTCAGGCAACTCCTGAAGTACAGGCGGAAGCATTGTCTCAAGAGCCTTCGCGGATTGTGCTAACCGACTAATGCGAGTCTCAATCAAAGGCAAGCCGTTTGAGGTACAGCCTGAGCCGTCCGACTATTGGAAGTGGATAGCGGAAGGTCGTTACGATCACGAATGGAAAGTTTACGACGGGGCGCTAACTAAGCAACACACGTTTGTTGACTTAGGTGCGTGGGTGGGTGCTCATAGTTTGTATGCATCCACCATCGCAGGGAGAGTAATCGCGGTAGAACCTGACCCGGTTGCTTTCCCCATTGCGGAAAAGAATCTAGCGGGCTTTGACATTCACCGGCTTGCCATTAGTGGCAAGGTAGGTGACATAAAGCTTGGCAGCGGTTGGTTAGGTGCGAGTACAACGCGGGCCAATCCAAATGCAGGCAGCGGCATTGGGCCGTGGGATGAAGCCCACACGTGCGTTGTTCCTTGCACAACGTTGCGTGAGTTTTGCAAAGACATGCCTGACCCGCTCTTTATCAAGATTGATGTTGAAGGGTCTGAAGAAGAAATTTTGCAAGATGTTGAATTTTTTGCAAAAAGAAAACCAACGTTGTTGTTAGAGTTACACCCGTTTTGGTGGAAAGACGAAGCGCAGACGTGGGCAGACTTTGAAGCGGTGAAAGCGCTGTACAAGAATGCACATGAGGTTCCACACCCCAACAGTAAAACATGGGTGCTGCATGACTGAGTTATGTAGGTTGGCGACGAAGTACAAGACAGACAAGATTCATTACACGCCTTTCTATTCTCTGTTGTTAGAGGGGCGAAGGGAATCAACCCATCGTGTTCTTGAAATTGGAATAGGCACACCGGAAGCAATGAAACATGTGCCGGGTTACAGGCCGGGTGCCAGCTTGCGAATGTGGAAAGAGTATTTCCCTTATGCAGTTATTGATGGTGTTGATAAACAACACATACCAAACGTGCAAGAGGAACGCATCAATGTGTGGGTTGCGGACCAAGGCAACGCGGGGCAGTTGAAGAACATTGTTAGTTATGACGGGTTTCAATACGATTTGATTGTAGATGATGGCAGTCATCAAACGGAAGATCAGAGGATTAGTTTTGACACTCTGTACTCGTATTTGAAACCGGGCGGGCTGTACATTATCGAAGACATAAACGAAGAGTGGTTGAAAGTGCCTCATACATTCGCTTATGTACACGGTGAGTTGGTGGGTAGATGCGCGGTGATTCGTGGCTAACACCAATATAAGCATGTTGGTTACGTCATGTGACAGGCACGATCTGCTGAAGACTACGCTGGAAAGCTTTTATGCGGTGGTGGATATTGAGCCGCAAGAGTTGATTATTTATGAGGATTCCCCGGCAGAACAGCCGGAATGGTTGAAAGATTTCATTTGGAAGCAACGCGGCCTGAAGTGGATTTCAGGGCGTGAAAGGCGCGGGCAGGCTTTCGCTTGTGCGCTGCTGATCCAAGAAGCCAAACACGATTTTGTGTTTTGGTGTGAGGATGATTGGTTTTTTCAGAATCGCATCTCGCCTTTCATGCGCGAGTCAAAAGAGATTCTTAACCAACACCCGCAGATAATTCAGGTTTCTCTCAGGGGTGACACAGGTTGGCACCCATTGGTGCATGAGGCGCTACATACGGCAACTCCGTATTGGCGGGGAGTGTGGGGCGGGTGGTCATGGAATCCGGGTCTTCGTCGCCTCTCGGATTGCCGTGCCATCTTCCCCGCAGTATCGCAACAGATCGGGCAGGACGGCTTGAAGCATGAAGAAGCTTTAAGCAAGATGTTGTTAGATCAGGGAAGACGAATTGCGGACCTTAACCGGCCTGTGGTTACGCACATAGGCGGTGGACGTAGCAGAGCGATTGAGAAGTTACCAACTCTGCCAAAGATTCTGATTGCTGTACCAACTTGCTTTTCGTTTGATTATGAAACGCGATGGGAGCACAAAGGGAATCCTGAGTACGGCAAAGATATGCACGTCTCAGGGCCTAACGATCAGACACAGGCGGTAAGGGAGACTTGGGGCGCTGATGTTGCTGCGTTTGAGAATGTGGACCTTAGATTTTTTTATGGTCGCCCGCGTGATGGTTATCCGCGTGAGCCGTTGGCTGATGAGATTTTTTTAGAGTGCCCTGATGCTTACGGGTCTCTTCCCAAAAAGACGGTTGGGGTTTGTAAGTATGCCGCTGAGAACGGATACAAATTCGTTTATAAGTGCGACACCGATACATACGTCAACGTTGAAAAGTTGCTCATTGAAATTCTGCAAAACCAGTTTGACTATGCCGGTTACTTGCATGGTGATGTTTGCAGCGGTGGACCTGGCTACTTACTTTCCCATTGGGCCTGCAAAGTAGTTGCAACACAAGGAAACAACCCGATTCATTGGGCCGAAGATGTACACGTGGCGAATACGTTGAAGAGTGCAGGAATTTCCCCATTGATGTTGGTTGGACATAGGCCGGGGTTTTCAGCGCACTTCTTTTTTGGAGATGGAAAAGCTTTTGATCCAAGCAAGATAACAGACGATGTAATCACGGCACACGCGGTATTTCCGGAGCAGATGCGACGATGGCACTCACTGTCAAAGAAAAAATAGAGACGCTGGAAAAAGGCACTAAGTGGATCACCTTTACTGAGCCTCAGAAGTTGTTTCTTCTGAAGATGGCTGAGACTGATGACCTGCTTAATTCTTACCGTTATGCGTATCCTACCACTCAACACAATGGTTTGATTTTTGCAGCACAACGGCTAGTGCAAATGGTAGGTATCAAGGAAGCGTTGGCTGAGATTGGTTGGGAACAAAGCAGGGCAGCGGTTTCAAAGAAAGAGGCCCTTGAGCTATTGTCTAAGCAGCTTCGCAAGAACGATATTGCACCGCTGCACCTTGCTAAGTTGTTGAGTGTTTACGCGAAGATGGCCGGTTGGGATAGTAAGGGCGGTACACCGGATGAAGAAGTCAACATGGATAAGTTGATTACAGCTATTGAAAGAAAAAGGAGAGCGTGATGAGTAACCTAGCAGATGCAATGGTTCCCGCAAGCAAAGGACACAAACCTAAAGGCGCACATGGCAGGGCTGCTGTGCGTGCGTTAGGTCGCACCAAGACAACCGGTAATTTCAAAAGGATTGAGAAGGCAGAAGGCAAAGGCGCGGCTATTGCTGCTTATCAAAATGCACTGAAAGCACATAAGAGAGGGTAACAACATGGCAGAACAATCAGGAACAGGGCGATATCCCAAGCCGCCCGCTTCGGAAGCTTGGGAAAGTTCGGATTTTAACGCGAATGACCCGGACCAAGGAAATTTCGGCTCACCATTCGCGGAAGCTGCTGGCAAGGATAGTCGCCCTAAAGTAGACAGCGAAGAAGGCCAAGGCATTTATGTACCTCATCCGGTTGAGGGTAGCAACTTTAGTGGTGGGCCTTCAGGTATTGATGGTGGATTTGAGCAAGGCGAGATGCCGGGTACGGAAATCAACTACTTCGGATTCAAGGGGTAATTAACATGGCAGCCAACCTAAAACACATCAATGACCCATCAGACGAAGGTTCTATCCCTTCAATTGAGGCTCTGCGGGCTTCCCAACAGGCCGGTAGTGTTGGTAAGGGTACGCAGGATCAGGTCTACTGCGAAATGCAGGGTGATTTCAACATGGGGATGGGTGAGTATGCGGACAGAAACTCTTCTTTCCAATCTCGCGCACACAACTACCCCATCGGGTCTGACTATGCAGTACGCGGTACTGAGATTGTGGAAGAAAATGTTTCTTCTGAGAAATCACAAGAAGGGTCTCAGCCTTGGGAGTAAGTGAAATTCTTGAGCAGAAGCTTGCGGAAAGGGCAAAAGCCCGCACCGACAGGCTGTTTCTAGCTTGTGATGTGCTTGGTTACGACTTCACAGCAGAGACCCATCAAGAGTTGTTTGATACTTACCCTGAATTTAGGGAAGACGTACCTTGGGCAGAGCAATTTGAGAAGGGTGACACGCTGATTTTGTGGCCGCGTGGTCATTTCAAGAGCACTGCGGTTGTTGTTTTGGCAATTCAGGCTATCTTAATCAACCCCGACATCAGAATTTTGCTGATGCAGGGAACAATTAAGGTCACTAAGAACCTTCTCAAAGAAATTGCTTCACATTTTGACGGCACACACAGCCGGTCTAAGTTAAAAGAGTTGTTTCCTGAGTTTTGCGGCAACAAAAAGGAATTACAACTCTCTTCTGACCGATTTACGACACCGGCCCGCGTAAGAAAGCAGTTACAGCAAGCAACTTGCACTGTTGCGTCGCCAAAATCCATAAAGACAGGTCAGCACTATGATTTGGGTTTCTTCGATGACCTCGTTAACGATGGAAACTACCGAAACCCTCTACTGCTTGACAAAGTGGAAGAGGATTTCAACATGGCAAGGCCGCTTGTTGATCCGGGTTGCCCGCGTTTTGTTTCCGGCACTCGCTATGCGTTTGGCGACTTGTACGAAAACATTATACGTCGCAACAAGGGGGAATGGCAGGTTAGTGTTAAGACGTGTTGGCGAGAAGATGGAGTAACCCCACGCTTCCCTCAGTACAAAACGAAAGATGGGCGGTTGGTTGGGTTGACCCGCGAAATACTGATGCAGATTGCATCAGACTCACCGGGGATATTTGCATCACAATACCTCAATTACCCAATTGCATCTTCACAGCAAGTTTTGCCTGAGCATGTGTTGCTTGCGGCTGTGATTGCAGAGAAAGACGCACCGGCTTTGTCACAGGCGATCTTGTTTGTTGACCTGGCCTCTGAAGGTGAGCAACCTGACGATTCCGTTTGTATCGCGGGGAAGGTTGACAACATAGGCCGGATGTACATGGTGGATGGCAACGGCGGAGTTTTGCCGGTAGCTTCGTTGGCTGTGCTCGTTATCAACATGGTGTTGAAGCACAGGCCAATGAAGATCATGGTTGAGAAGACGGCAAGCGCAATTTACTTCGTTGAGTACCTGAAGGTTGTTTGTAAGTCACGAAACATTCAAGTACCCATTGAGTACATCAAGGTTGACAACAAGCCTGATGCGAAAAACAAGCGGGTTGAGGCTCTTGCCGGTCACGTAAAGAACAAGCGGTTTTTCTTCTTTGCGGGTTTGCCGGGTTGGGAAAAGTTTGTAGAGCAAGCAAAGCAGTTTCCAAAAGGCAAACACGGTCATGATGATTGGCCGGATACAGCCGGGTTGATGGCTCAGGTGCTATCGACTAAGTACGTGGGTCAGGCGACACACATACCGGTTTCAAAGAATCCGATGATTGACCTGTTAGCGCGTGACCCGGTGATGCAGGGGATTGACAACATGGGTCAGGAAACAACGCAGGATTACGGTGATTGTGGCTCTGAGTTTGCGTGTTGAGGTAACTAGATGCCTGGTTTTGACACATTATCAACAGCAGTTGATCTAAGTGCAGCGTTAGCCCCATTAACCCCTGAAAAGGTTGAATTTGATAACGCATGGGATGACGAAACCGCCCTTGGTATTGTTCTTGCTGATGTTGATGCTGCACTTGCTTATGAGCAAGCAAAGTCGTTTGTAACCTCCATTCAGGTTGCAGACGATTTGATTCGCGGTTATGTCCGTGTGAGGCCGTGGCCCAACACCGACAAGCCCCGCTCTGCTCTGTCAATGCCTGTGGTGCTTGAAGCGGTTGAGAAGATCATGCCGCACTTGCACCTAAGCATTTTTGGCTCAGGTAAAGACCCATTCCACGTTGAGGCAGTTGGTAAAACCAAAAAGGAAGCGGCTTCAGCTTGGCAATCGTTGCTTCGTTGGGCCGTGAAGGTCAGTGACTTCAAGGAAGGCTCACGCCTGACCATGAAGACCTGTTTGCAGTATGGGTGGGCCGGTGGTTTCACAGGTTGGGAGTCACAGGAAGTTGTTAACAAGAAATATCGCAAAACCGCAGACGGCAAAATCGAGCGTGATCCAACTGCGAAATCAGAGGTTATAGCGAAGCCCACGTATGAGGCCGCCAATCTCAAGAACACGCTTTATGATCCTTGCTGCCCGTCGCAAGACCCGCGTAAGTGCCGCTTCGTTGTTAAGCGCATACCCATCACGGCTTATGACCTTGATGATTTGCGGGCCGATGACACCTACAAGAACGTACCAACGCGAGAAGAATTAAAGACCATCCTTGCGAATAAAGAGGAACCTACCAAAGATTCAACCGTTTCTTTGAAGCCGAATCAGACGCGGGAATTACAGGCTCAGGCAGATACAATGCCTGCCTCCAAAGACCCGTTGATGTCTAATTTGGAGTTGATTGAGTACCGCACTGATGACCGCGTTGTTACGGTGCTTCAGCGGGTGATTGTCATTCGTAATGAAATGACCGATGAGGGTAAGGGCTGTGTTGGGTGTGCCTTCATTGATGTCATTGACAGTATGTTTGGTTTTGGTATTGCCCGCCTGTTGAACGGTGAGCAACGTTTACAACAGGGTGTGTTGAATACTTGGGTTGATTCGCTTGCGCTTGTCCTCAACCCATCATTTCAACAGATCAAAGGCACGCTAGGCAACGGTAATCAGAATATTAGCATTGCACCTGGCAAGGTTGTCACGGTTGAAGGCGAGTTGAAGCCGTTAGTTGCTACGGATGTCAGCAAGACGGCCAATGACGCGATTGAGCTATCTTCGCAGCGTGCTATGAAGCGTGTTGGTGCTGAAGGCGGCTCTAATATGCCCACTCAGGCCATGCGTACCGGCTCAGGTGTGCAGGCGTTTCAGGGCGATATTACGCAGCGGCTTCAGTACTTCATGGAAATTTACCTTGATATGGTTTTTATTCCTGTATTGAAGGCTTTCCTTGCTCACGCGAAAGAACACCTGACCCCGGATCAGATTAACCAAATTCTCGGAGATGAAACAGGTAAAACGTTTGAGGGTGACATTCTTGATGTTTACAACGCTGATGTGAAAATTGAAATTATCAGTGGTGTGAAACTAACAACCAAGCAGGCAGCCGCGCAAGCCGCGCCTTTGATTCTTCAGTTTCTTCAGAATGCGGCTGTGCAGGATTCGTTGCAGGTACAGGCGCGAAAGTTTGATTATGCAGGCTTCGCTGAGGAATATCTTGAGTTGATGGGTTGGGACATTGACCAACTCTTTGTTGCAATGACTGATGCAGACCTGAAGCGTGCTCAGGAACAGAATCAGGCCATGAGCCGCGCTAACGGAATGATGCAGCTACAACAGCAGAAACATTCGGATGATCTTGACACGATTGATAAGAAGTCAGCAGATCAAGCCTCTATTGCTGTACTTCGTTCGCACCTGAAGGTTGAAGAGCAGAAGGGGCTTGATGCGATGGAGGGCAACAACAGTGGACAATAAAGACCTTATGGCGATGAGGGCCTCGTTGATTGAAACAACAGCTTCGCGGGGATGGTCTTATGTTGAAAAGTTTTCTGAAACTATTGTAAGAGAGTTGGAAAGTGCGGCCATAGCTGAGGAAGATGACACTAAGGCCCACGGCTTGCGGCGAGATGCGCGGGGTGCGCGAAAGTTCAAAGATGCGCTCTTTCAACGCATTCAACTTGCACGCAATCAAGAGCCTGAAATGTTTTTGGAAGTAGCAACCGACTAGGAGATTAAAACATGGCGACAACCACTGTTACACCTGATCTTGAAACAATTTCGATGGATGATTTGAGGAAGCTTGCTGAAGAAGAAGCCGCTAAAGCATCTACTACTACATCCATCGTGGAAGAAGCGAAGCCTGAGGAAGTAAAAGAGGTTGTTGAGGAAGTAGTTGAACAGCCAAAGACTTTCTTCTCTGAGCGCACCATTGATCTTGGTGACGGTGCCGGGGTGCAAGTATTCAAGGGTAAGGGTGATACGCGGGAGGCCGCATTAGAAGACCTATCTGACAAGCTTGCGGAGGCACAGAAGAACGCCACGAAGAAGATTCGTGAGCAGGCGGAAGCACTCAAGGCGAAGCCCGTTGAGAAGATTTATACGGCTGATGAGGAATCGCTGTACTCGGCTGAGTTGCTTAAGGCTCCAACGGTTGCTTTCAAAAAATTGTTCAAGGAAGTAACCGGAGTTGATGTCGAAGAGTTTAAGACGGTAACGGCACGTGAAAAAGCGTTTCAGGCCGGTCAAGAAAAGAAACGCATTGCCGATAACTTTGTTGCAATTAACCCTGACTTTGCGGATACAGAGCGCAACGGGCGGTTGATTAACAAATGGTGCGAGTTGCACAACGATTTTAGTTTTGAAGGTTTGAACAAGGCTTACCAAGACCTTAACGAAAGCGGATTGCTTGATGTGAAAGGTGAGGAAGCGGGACACGTGCAGGAAGAAGATAAGTCTGTAACTCGGATTGAGCCAAAGACTGAAGTTACCCCATCGCGTGTAACGAAGAAGGCCAGCGGAATATCAACACAACGAAAAACGGTTGTGCCGGTAGCTGCTTCGACTTCTGAGGAAGATATGTATGCGTTGCCATTAGAGGAACTTCGCAAGCGTGCTAACCAGCAACTTGCAAGCCGCTAACCAACCCATCAATCTTTAACTTTTTCATCTGAGGTAACACAACATGTTTAACCTAGTAAAATTTGTGGCACAACTTTGGTTGCAGTCGTTTATCAACTGCATCTTTAAGGGTGCGCTCCCCACTGCTGCATCAGTAATTAGCAGCGGCTTGAGTGGCTATCCCACGGTCTACTATGACCGTACGGCGCTAGACACTCTGCAAGCAAATCTGTTCTTCTATCCCGCGTGTGAGCTACGGCCCATGCCTGATATGAGCGGCGTTGCTATGCAAATCTTCAACTATACGAAGATGGCCGCTAACACTACGGCTGTCACGGAAGGCACTCCTGCTTCCGGTCAGACGCTTTCTCAAAACACCAAGACCATCAACCTGTCGAACTATGCGGATTACGTATCGTTCTCCAACAAGGTGGTCCTTACCGCAATCAGCGACACCGTTGCTGAGGGTGCGGCTCTGTTGGCCTATCGTGGTGCGTTGTCTGTTGACAACATCATCTCGACTGCGGTTGACACTGCTGCTAACTCTGACAGTGTTGCTTGCATCGATGTCAACAACGGCAGTTACATGACTGCTGCGCTTGCTCGACAGGCTGTTTGGCAGCTTCGCTCTAAGGACGTGAAACCCAAGAAGAACGGATTGTTCTTCTCTCTGATTCACTCCCTCAGTGCGTATGATCTTGTCAACGATAGCTCTGCGGGTGGCACGCTTGACTTGCAGAAGTATTCCGACACGACTGCACCCCGCAACCAAGCCCTTGTTGGTATTCAGGGTCAGCGCATCGGCAACATCGGTGGTACTGAGTGGTACGAAAGCAACGCAGTGCCCACCGAAACCAACTGGCAGTCCACTTCTAAGATTGCCTATCACAACTACACCTTCGGGTGGCAGGCGTTTCTTGCATCTTCATTGGGAAGAACAAACTTGAATCAAAAGAACTTCTCCGTGACGGTGCGCCGTTACGATCAGGGCAACAGCATTGATGTCGCTGGCCTGATTTCGGCTGCTACCTTCTACAATTTTTTCTTTGGCGTGGTCTCTTCTCCAGACACCGCAAACTCAATCAACCACTTCCGCCGAATCCGCGTGGAATCTTCGATTGGGTAGCCATCAAGAAAAATTGTGTGCTTGCGGGAGTCCTGTATATAGGACTCCCAAAGGCTATATAGATAATCTTTGTTCTAAAGGAAACTCTATGAGTGTACCTATGTTCATTAACATCTATTCAAGTGGCAACATCTGGGTTAGTAATGAGGCAGGCCAAGACCCCAAGACCTATAAAGGTACTCAGGGCGAAAGTGGTACGCTTGTTACTTGTATCAAAGTTAACTCCAATGCCTCCCATCAGAAGGTCGCAACACTAACCGGCAGCGGCAATGCTTCTGCATCGGCCTTGGCTGAAACGCTTGGTCTTGGTACAGGTGCTTCAGGCAGTCGCCATACTGTAAAAGAAATCACCTAAACCATGGAAGAGGTTGACATCAGAGCACCACTTTATTACGTGTTGGGCCGCGACATAGCTCACGGTGATTTAGTGGCGGCTCATTTTGTCTTCACCATCACACCATGTGCAACCGGGGTTGTTAGTCGCCACAGTGACAAGCAGTTGATTGAGCATTTCGTCTTTCAGACGCTCAAAGCAGACGATGAGACGGCTTGCGAAGAGTTAGCCGCTCACTTATCTCGCTCAACCGGCTGTCCTATGTTGACTGTTGGTGATGGCAAAGATATGACGGCTGTTTTCCACGATGGGAGTAGAGAGACGATATGCTTATCCAACCTGACCGCAATGAATTAGGCGACAAACGGTTAGACCCAAAAGAGGGTGTTGCGCGTAAGCGTGAGGAATGCCTTGCGATGGCTGCAACTCGCCGTCTTCCCCATCAAGCGGAATTGGAAGACCCTACACGTGCGCTAGGGCCGCGCTTGCAATTCAGTGAGTTTGTTTCTCGGCTGAAGCGGGTTATTCCTGCGCTGAAAGTGTTGGATGGATCACCCGGCAGTGTTGCTCTGTATTTTCCGCGCAATAGTGAGGAATTACAGGAAGCAACACAGGCTTGGACGGTAGACCGTGATGTGTTTTTTCTTGCTAATAAGTATGTTGGTGGCTTCCCAAAGCAAGAAATTCAGGAGTACAGCACCGTTGACATTGATAACGCGATGCTGGCAACGAAAGAGCACCGGGGTTGGAGGTCTGTGTTGATGAACCTCATAACTGCCGGTGTTGTTAGCTATCAGGCAGTGGTTAAAGAGTTTGGCGACACAGGAACGGATAGGCGCGGGTGGCGGTGGCGATCTGAGTTAAGAAGCTTCACAAATTAAAGGAGACGATCAAATGAGTAATCAAATTTTGAGCCTTACGGCGGCTGATTTGAATGCAATGATTGCGGCGGCTGTAACAGCCGCTGTGGTGGAATCGAAGAAACCGGCACCAAAGACTGAGCAGGAACTTGCGGCCATTGAAATGGCACAGGAGCACCGTAAACAAACGGCGCAAAGCCTGATTGCTCAGAAAGAGAACGAAAGGGCTATTCAACGCATTTGCGCTCACGAACACAGTAAGCGTGAAGGCGGGGGCACCCATTGCGTTCATGTGCGAGAGGAAGACCCGCGTTCACCCGGCTTTATTTTGTGTCAGAAGTGTCAGGGTCGCATCAGGCCGGGGGTTGCTGATGTTGATGGGCTTCCGTTTCAGCGTGACCGGGGAGCAATTTACGACAATGCGTTGTTTAACAGGCTCTTCCAAGACTGCGGCGAAGCTTCTTTGATGGGGTAACAAATGCCTTCTACAATCACATTGCAGACCGTTTCTAATTTCTGTTCCACCCATGCCGATTTACTTCCTCTTACTGGCGTGGGTGGTTTTACGTCAGAGCCTTTTCTTTCTATTGCCAATGACGCTGTAGCAGAGATTATTAATGATGAGCAGGCTTGGAAGTTCAACAGCGTTGAGTTGTTTGATGCAGTTCAAACTTTTCAACCGCTGATAACTTCCACCAACAAACAGGATTACCTGTTTGCGGGTGCGTCTGCTTTTGTATTGCAGGTTAGTGGGGCACAGCAAGTGCAATCGAGTGGTGCAGCGATTGACCTAATAGCAAACGGTGGGGTCACAGTGTCAGGCGGGGTTGTGACGGTGAAGACTCTTGAGCCTCACCGGTTTGCTGTTGGTAACGTGGTGAACTTGGTGGGACTGTTCTTCACTACCGGAACAGCGGCCAACTATAACTCAACCTATACCGACAATGGCAATTCGGCAAGTTGGTCAACCGGTTACACCATCACGACTGTGACAGCCAAAAGCTTCAGCTTTGCAGCCGGTACGGGTCAGAACAATGCAGACGCGGGCGGGGCACCGGGCTTTGGTCTTTTGAACGGTGCCACTTCCCCCAACACACCCGCCTTTGGTTGGTTAACCGGTGCAACCATGATGGAGTTGAATAACAACTCTAGTCCTGCAAATTGGAGACAGATGAAGGCGGTTAAGGAACTTCCGAAATGGCAGCGTGTGTCTGATCCTGAGAAGGTTGCCATGGTTCAAGACCTTGGTACAGGGGTCTTGAAATTTCGTTTTATGCAGATACCAGGCGGGGTCATTTGGGCGGTTAACCTGATTTACCAACAGGCAGCCCCGCTGTTCACTTCGATGTCTAACACGTGGTCACCCATCCCCGATAACTACGGTGATTTGATTCGACAGGCCGCGCTGTACCGGTGTTACCGGTACTTGAATCCAAACTCACCATCAACAGTGAATGAGAAAAAGAAACTTGAACAGGTGATTGCGAAGTCACAGGGTCACGATGATGCGGAAGAATCAAACGTGTACCTGCAACCAACCGAAGGTCTTGTTGATGACTACTGGCCTTCTTACGGCGGAACTTACTAAATGATTCCTCAGGGCGCACAAAAAGGAAAGCACATAGACAGGTGGATGACGGGCCTTGTTACCAACAGGGCCGTAACCGCTATGCCTTTCCGCCGTTCGTATGGGACAATCATTCAGTATTACGATGCTCTGATTGGCGGAAGCAACGTAGAGCTAAGCCCTGAGAATACCCTTGTTCGCCGTCCGGGTTGGACCGCGTTCAACTCTGTTGGTTACAGTGGAACTCCGCAAGGCTTTTGTAGCGCGATCTTGAACGGCACGCAATATGACTTCCTTGCGACTTCCACCAACGTTTATCAGTTCGATGCTACACACATGAACTCGCTGTTTTCTAAAACAGCAACCGCACAGACGTTCTTTCAACAAGTCGGAAACGTTCTCTTCTTTTCGGATGGGGTAAACAACAACAAGGCGTGGACTGAGACCAACGGCGGCTTTACCGTCCAAAACAACGGCATTGCAACCCCAACATCTGCACCCACCATACCTAATTTGAATCTGTATGACTCTGCTGGCGGAACGCAAACAACTCACGCTTGGGTGCCCAATTACACCTTTGTTGGTGGGGCGAGTGGGCAGAATCAGTATTACTTTCTTGCACCAACCGGTGAAATCTTTTGGGCTGTTGTTCCTCAGGGTGCGACACTAACCAGCGGTGCGGTTGCACCTAATTGGGCCTCAGTGTTTGGTCTGTTCGGTGGCACCATTACAGATGGTCAGATGGTGTGGGCCAATTGCGGTCAGATTGGATCATGGGCCGCTGCCAAGGCATTTGTTAATGCTTCCTATTTAGCAACTCACCCACAGAATCAGGTTTCTGTTCAAGCCACCATTACAACCGGTGGCTCTTCTGGCAACTTCAACTGGCAGGTGAGCGGCGGGGCACAGGGCAACGCGGGTGCGGCGGGTTTTGCGAATAGCTCAGGTCACACAGGGAACACCAACACTCTTTTCATTGAGGGTCTTGGCTTCAACATTCCGACCGGGGCAGTGATTCAAGGCATTCAGGTCACGGTGTATCGTGGTGCAAACCGCGTCAACGCTGTGTCTGATGTTACCGTGAAGTTGTTGAAGGCGGGCAGCGCAGTTGGTAACAACAAGGCCGCAAGTGGCTTCTGGCCTCAGGTGGAATGGAATAACTACCTCATCCCTGTTGCCGGTCAGGGTGTGCCTATCACTTACGGGTCTACAACAGACCTTTGGGGCACTTCGTGGGCACCGTCAGACATTAACAACGCGGGTTTCGGCATTGAAATAATTGCGAACCAAGCAAGCAGTGCAACGACTGCTGCCGGTATTACTTACGTCAATGGCAATGATCAGATTCCGGTCACTATCACTGTTTACTATGGCCCCGGCACATCTCTTTCGGGTGCGGTGTACGCTCAGGTAATTCAGGACAGCAACGGCAACCTTCAGCGTGTGAAGACCGGTGGAACTTCAGCGGGCGGTGCTCCAACTTGGAGCACTACGATTGGTGGAACAACCACAGACAACACGATAACTTGGGAGTGTATTGGAACGGCTAATCAACTGCCTGTGTTGTTCGGTTGGAATTATGCGTATGGTTACCATACGACAGGCGCAACACAGCACCTTTCTACCATGTCACCACAGTTGACCGTATCCGCACCCATCGTTGGTACGGGTGTACAAATTCAGGGTACAGGCTCAAGTGACACACAAGTTGACAGGGATGACCTGTATCGCACGGCAGACGGCGGAAGCCTGTTGCTTTACGATCAGTCAGCAACGAACGTTGCGGCAACTACGTGGACGATCAATGACAGCACAGCAGACAGCGGCTTAAACTTCCTGTTGCTTGGTCCGGTCGCACATGCCAATGACCCGCCACCGGTGGGCGCAACCATTCTTGCCTTTTACATGGGCCGAATGTGGGCCGCTGTTGGTAATCTTTTGTACTTCAGTGCCGGTCCTGATTGCGTCAATGGGGATGGTAACCAGGCTTGGCCGCCTGCAAACGTGTTCACGTTGGAAGCACCCATTACCGGTTTGGCACCTACCACACAAGGATTGGTGACTTATACCAGCAAACACATGGGAGTTGTGCTCGGAGGCCCGCAGACGGCAACCTTCTGGAACCAAACGTTGAGTCCTAATTACGGCATCTTGTCACCGAATTGCCTCACGCAAGATGGGGATGAGATGGTGATTTACACAACTCAACAGCAGTTGTTTGCAATCTCGCCGTCAGGCAAGAATGAGGTTGGTTTCAACGTGGCACCAACGTTGGCAGCCACTTTCCCAACCGCTTCATCGTACTTAGCTATCCACCGGCAAGGGCAGGATCAGGGCTTGTTTATTTGTGATGGGTCTGCCAACTCAGAGCGTTACAACATGACCTCTGAGGCATGGGATGTGGTTGCAACCCCATCAACCGGCATGGGTCCAATAGCAAGCATTGACTTAGCACAAGGCACCCCGGCCCGCGCATTAGTTACGGCAGCGGGTGGTGTGATCCTGAAGCGTGACCCAACCTCTTACAGCGATAACGGCTCTGCTTACGCGGCCTTCGCCATTGTTGGCAGCGTTGTGTTGTCAGAGTCAGGTGAACCGCCGGCAATTGTTGAAAATATCTTTGTAACTTCGGCTGCGGTTGGCACAGCCCTGACTGTTTCAGTGCTACCTAATGAAATCTCTGGGTCTTTCACTTCGTTGGGCACTGCCATAGCTGAGCCGTGGCAGTTGCCCGCGTCAAGCACCATCAACATGCAGAGATATGATTGGAAAAACAATCAATCTGCTAAACCTCAGTTGGTTAAGCACCTTCAGGTAACAATTACGCTGCCTGCAACTGACACAGTGAAGAATGAGATTTACACACTGTCAATTATATGAGCCTGAGCGTACCTAACAACCCACCTACCGTAAACCCCGGTGTAAGTCAACCGGTTTCTTCCGGTACTTTGTTTGGTGCTCAAATAGCACGAACACAGGTTAATCAGGTTAAGGGGATAGGACAGAACAACGCACTAGGTGCGGGGATACCTAAGCAGGTTTCAAATGTACAGGTCTCCGTTGCCAATGCTCAGGCCGGGGCAACTTGCACGGTCACGGTGTTGTTTCGCAGAGACCCAACTGACAAGACTTTTTCAGGCGTCAACGTTTTTGTAAAAGGCTATCAAGGCAACGGGCAGTTGGTGCAAGTTGCTTCCGGTGCTGATTCGCCCTGTAAGTTTGTGTTGAACAACACAGGAGAAACCGTAAGCTTCACTATTCAGACATACGGCAACAGTGGCAGTGCCCCATTGAATCAGGCACCGACTAGCAGCGGCACATTGCCGAAGAGTACAACGGGTGGTTTCGGAAGCAGCACAACGAACTATTACAGCGTAACCAACCCACCCCCGGCAGCCGGTACGCCTGTCGTTAAGTTTACGGCGAGTGCTCAGGCCGCACAGCTTGGGAATCAGTCGTTAGTTGCGAGTGTGCCTGCAAACGGTTTGTACCTTATATCTGGTTACTTGAAGTTGACTCAGGCGGCATCTGCATCAAGTCAGATTGGGCCTGTTGGTGTGATCTTCACTGATCCTGATGGGACGGCGCAAACAGGTTCTAGTTTGGGTGGTGGAATTTTCTCAGGTATGTTGATACCTGGCATCAATAGCATTAACGGCACCGTCACATCGGGTGGAAATGCAAACAACAGCACATCAAGCAATGGCACGCAGTCAGTAATACCTTATACCTTTATGGCGAAGGCAGCCACAGCAATTCAATTCACGTGTCAGTACGCAAGCGTTGGTGCAACATCTGCACAGTATGAAATTGAGATTCTTTTAGAAGGTCCATTTTGATTAGACCCGCACAACCCGAAGACGCAGCAACCTATGCTGAGTGGTTGAAACAGGCCGAAGGCATCAACCTAGTAGACAGGAAGGTGTATAAGTATCCCACCTGTCAGACGTTGGTTGTAGAGAAAGACAATCAACCGCAGTTAATGAACTCGTTCCATGCAGTGCTTGTGATGGAGGCTTTAGCACCTAGACCCGATATAACCCCATTACAAGAAGCCCGCGCACTTAATGAGTTGTTTGAGAAGGTGAAACAGGTTGCGCGTGAGGCAGGAATCAAAGAAGTTATGTTTGGATGCCGCGACGAACGGTTAGGCAAGTTTATAGAAGGGCGCGGATTTGAACGGTTAAATTTTCCGTGTTTCAGGTTCAAGATATGAATTGGACAGCAACAGTTGAGCGTTACTTAGCAGAAGGCCGCACCGTGTCAGGCGGTAAGGGCGACAACACTGCCCAAAGTACTGAGAACTCGCAAAGCGGCTTTACGCAGACTTTGCAGGGCATCTTTGCAAACAACAACGCAAATCAGCAACAGCAACTCAATTTCCTGAATAGCAAGTTGCAGTCTGCCATTACTAACCCACAGGGTTACAGCCCGCAGACGTTAGCCGCGATGCGGACACAAGCGACTGAGGCAGCCGCAACGCAGAATGCACAGGTGAATCAGGCTGTTAACAGCAAATTTGCCGGTGAGACCGGGGCAACGTCTCTACCATCGGGTGTGCAGGAGCAGATACAGGCCCAAACAGCCAATGCAGCAGAGCAAGGTTTGAATAACGCTCAGTTGGGCATTACTGAGCAGAACGGTCAACTTCAAAATGAAAATCAATGGAAGGCCATTCAGGGCGAAGAAGGCGTTGCCGGAATGGAAAACCCTGAAGGCATGGCCGGTGCTGCCAATCAAGGTGCCGGTGAGGTTAGCAACTTGAGCCAAGCAGTTACACAGGCCAATGGGCCCACCATTGGCAGCATCCTTGGTGGTGTGTTTGGTTCCGGTATCGGTGCGGCAGGATCATATTTCGGGGGTAAAAAATAATGAGCGCAGCAGATACTTCAATGCCGGAAACTGACCCGGTACCACAGGCACCCCCATCAAGCAATCTTGGGAATGTTATGGTGCAGGGTTCTTCAGGTCCAACGCAAGTCAACACCAATGCACCTGACTTTAATCAGGACAAATCCGTACCTAGTGAATCGCAGGCACCACAACCAACTAGCCGGTTAAAGTCTGTGCTTGCGGCTGTGGCAAACGTAGCGGAGACCGGGCTTTCTGGTATTCCCGACAAAGGAAGGCCAAGCTTCGTTACTGGTTTAGGTTCGGGAGCTAGGGCTGAACAAGCCGCGCAAGCTAATCAACAGGCCGTTAAATTTCGTGACCTCGATTCGCAACTCAGGATCGCCCAGATGCACAACGATGACCTGCGTTTACAAAACCAGACTCAGGCGCAGCAAAATGCCAATGATAAAGAATGGCGGGATCGTCACGATTGGCTTGAAGATAAGGGATACGACGATACCACCATTCCAAATCACGCGGATGCCGTAACCAACCACATGCAGGCAATGACCGCTGCAAACGGCTCTGTCTCAGTTACGCCGGGGTCTTCGGTCAATCCTGATGGGAACACGATCCATATTCCGACAGACACACAAGAGACTCGTGATGCACAGAAGAAATTGTACGATACGTTTTCTCCTGCTTATGGTTTGGGATCAAGACCTGAGAATCAAGACTTTGTGCCGGGTAAGCAGATTGATATTTTGCAACACTTAATGCAAGGTAAGAATCCCGATGGCTCCCCAATCAACCATGACAAGTTGCCGGGGATGATTGCTTCCTATCAAACGCAGAGGGACACTCTAGCGCAGAAGGGCAGCACATCTCCCGATGTGTCGAAGCAACTCGATAACACAATCGGTATTCTGAAAGCGCAGCAAGATTACTTGGACAAACATGCGGCGAGTGTAAAAGCACAGGATAAACAATCTCAGCTTGATGTGGAAAATAATCCTGAGAATCAGGCTGCTGCTGCACGCGGGGCCGCATTGAAAACAGGTGCCGAAGCTGCTGCGAAGAATAAAGCAGATCAGGCCACGATGGGGAATCAGAACCTTACCGGGTCTGCTTTCCTCGCGACTCTACCAACGCAGCGTGCATCTACGGTGCAGGCCATTGGTGAAGGCCGCATGGAGTTGACCCCATCAATGCTTCGCTCGAAAGACGGTCAGGCACTCGCGCAGCAAGTTGCTACCGCGTACCCTGATTTCGATCAGAGCAAAGCTCAGTCTTACTTCAAGACGCGACAGGATTTCACTTCGGGTAAGACCTCGACAGCTATAAACTCTTACAACACAGCCATAGCACACCTTGGCACAATGTACGATCACGTCTCCGGTACAAACTCATTGCAGCTTAACAACCCGGCTGCTGATGTGCATAGGCAGTTAGATTTGGATAAACAACTGGTTTCGACAGAGCTTGCCAAGGCTGTTTCTAACGGGCAGATGACTGAAGGTGAGAAGAATCAGATTTTAAGTTCCGTCTCTGGTTACACCGTGGGCAGCTACCAATCGCGAATCAAGGAAGCAGTGCAGTTGCTCAATGGCAAGCTGGAATCTTATCAACAGCAGTGGAATAACGGCGCACCTCCGGGCGCTGTCTCGAAAGTGCGTATCTTGTCACCGCAAAGTGAAGCCACCATTGCGCGAATCAACGGGCAGGCTGCTCCTAATCAACAAGGGCAGACTGCTCCGAATCAACAAGGGCAGGGTTCACAGGGTTCGCAATTCAGCCACGTGAGTGCCAGCGGGAAATTCGGATGGAATGGAACGCAGTGGGTTCCGACAGGGAGATAATTTCAAATGTCAACAGCAGTTCAAATTCCATCTCCGCCCGATGGTAGCGGCATTGTTGCTCAACCATCAGGCGCCCCGCCTCCGCCCGATGGTAGCGGCATTGTTGCTCAACCATCAGGTGCAATTCCACCTCCGCCCGATGGTAGCGGCATCGTCGCTCAGTCTACACAGCAACCTCAAACAACTCAGCCGGGGTTTTTAGATCGGCTTGGAGTAGGCGGAATCCTTGATTCCGTCAAACAAGCAATGGCTTCTGGTGTACAGGCTCACGAAGCCGCAAGCAAACAATTCGACAACGGGGATTATGCAGGTGCATTTAAAACTTTAGGTAAGGCCCTTGTCATTGATCCTGTGACCGCCGAACTAAAGAACACAGGCGCGGGATACGTGTATCACGCCACTAAAGGCTTCGTGAACTCCGCGCAAGATGTTGCTCACGGCAACTATGGGCAGGGCTTCACCGATCTGGTACACACGGCTTCGCCCTTTCCATCGGCGGTTGCCGAAGACACGGTGAATCAGAACTATCCGGGTCTGGCAGGTGACGCTGTGTTGGCTGCGACGGCTGCTTTAGGTGCCAAAGCATCGTTAGCGGAAGGCGGCGCGGCTCCTGAAATTGCAGAAGCAACACCAAAGGCAGGGCCTCTGCGACAAATCTGGCAGGGTGAAAAGGTCGCTCAGGCTCCCGCTAAGGCTGCTTTACAGGGCGGCGCTCAAGCGTCGGCTGCCGATGCCGGGGTAGCCGGAACAGCCGATACAGCCGGAAGTGTACGCACACTTCTCGACAACCCAATTGACGCCTTATCTAAGAACGAACGTGCCGCTTACGACACCATTAACAAGGCTGCCGGAACAGACCTAAAGGCGCTGTACGATTACAGGACGCAACTGCAAGACGCTCTTGATGACCCTACAAACATTGGGCAGAAAGCGAATTTGCAATCGGAATTGAAAACCACGGAAGGCCAGATTGCCGATGGGGAGAAGTTAGCTACGAGCAATGGGGTTGATCCTGACACTCTCAATCAGGCCAAAGGCATGACGCAGCAACGTTATGCGATGGAAGACGTTGCTAAAAAACTCTTCAGCAATGAAAGTGTGGTTAGAGGCAACATGGCTCACGGTGCTCCTGAGACAATCAACATCGACAGCGCTCTGCGACAGGTTGAAAACCTCGACAAGCCTTCAAGGTTCGCTCCCAGAGGCGCACCGACACGTTTAGAACAGGCTTTTGGTGAGGATGGGGCACAGGCTCTGAAGCAATCCCTGTACGACGCGCAGAAGGCAGGCCAGACAGCACTGACGAAGCAAGTCTGGGCTAAGCGCATCGCAAGTGTCACAGGTGCGGCAAGCGCTACTTACGAGGCTCTAAAGGGTATTTTTCGATGAAGTACAGCAGAAATAAAACGACCAGTGACGGAATCAAGATGTAAGGATTCATGGTTGTTTGTCCTCCTGCGACGTTGGTTAACAACATCACAATCAATATGTTTTTCATGTTCAAAGTGTAACACACGCGCAAGCCTAGTCAACATAACGAAAGTAACCAACAGGTAATCAGTATGGAGCACCACGAACGCAGGGAACACAATTATCAGATGGCTCAAGACATCGGCTATATCAAAGGGATGTTAGAGGGGCTGTGCGGGCCTGAAGGCCGCGTAACGAAGATTGAGGCTGCACAGACGCGGCATTGGTGGTTAACGGTTGCTATTGGCCCTGCACTAGCAATTCTCCATCAGGTGCTCAGGAAGGTAGGAGTCAATGTTTAATAAACTTGAAGCTTGGTTGCGAAGGATCATTGCCGAAGAGGTTACGGCGATCTGTCACGAAGTTGCGAAGCTTGACACTTCGCTTGAAGCTGAGCGCAAAAAACTAGTGTCGGCTGTCTCTGTGCATGTCAAATCAACTCTCAATGAATTGGAAGCGGGAGTTGTGAAGGTGTTTGAAGGCAAAGCAGAAGAGATTGAGAAAGCCTTTGAGTCAGAGGTTGCAGCCGCGCAACGTGATCTGAAGAAGGAATGTGAAGACGCGCTAACGGCCTTCCGTGCTCGGATTGAGCAGACCTTTACCGACATAACCAACAACTCGCCTTCCCATTGGAAGGCCGATACGGATACGGTCAAAGCAGAGCAGGCGTTGAGAAAGGCGAAGTAATATGGCTGTCGGCAAAACATACGATGGTGTGGGAAGTCGCAACGGCATTCTTGGTTTGCCCGACAGTAACGGTGCGTCTTACCAAGCCGATGTTGACCCAAGCAACAATTTGCACGTTAATGTGCAGACTGAGCCGGGTGGTGTGCTAAATGCCACAGGGCAAGTATCTGTTGGTAACACTGCAACACAGATCATAGCGGCGGGCACCCGACAAGGTGTAATGATAACCAACCCATCATCTTCTGTGACAGTTTTTCTCGGAGGTAGTGGTGTAACAACAGGTAACGGTGACGAACTATTACCCGGCACCTCCAAGACTTATCCTATAGTAAGTGCTGTTTACGGCATTGTTGCTTTAGGTTCGCAGACAGTTTCATACGTTGAGGTTGTGTAATTATGCTTCCTTTAATGGCTAGTGGTGGGGGTGGTACACCCAACTCTGTTTCCCCAACGTCAGTGTTCCCTTCTGCTGTCACTTCGCTCAATGCGTATGGTGACAGCATTATGGCGGGCACTGTTCTGCCTTTTGAAAAGATGGTGTGGGCTGAGTTGGTGTCTCAGGCATTACTCAATGCGGCCCTTGCTAACAACTTTGGTACTTCCGGTGCTCGTATCATGGGCACTGGTTTTTGTGCGTCTGCTTATGCTCAGACCCCAACGGCAGCGGTTGGCTCCATCATTCTGTCAGGTGCAAACGAAGTTGCGGATTGTGTAGGCTCAGCCACAAATCAGGCAACCATTCAGAGTGCTCAACAGGCTGTGCTTGTTTGGTTAGCTCTGCCCGCTTCACAAAAGGTTATTTATTCGTCAATGAGCACCACAGGCTCCGGATGGAGCACGCACACGGCTGTGCAGGTTGGTAACGGCTTAGGCGAGTCGTTTGACAACACGGTTAATGACACCATCTTTGCGACCGTGACCGGCTCAGTGATCTATGTGGCCGGTGAAACCCATTCCCCTTACACCAGTCAATTTAGTGTTAAGGTTGATGGGGTTTCGCAAGGCACCTTCAACATTAGCAATGCACTGAGCAATTCAACCACGGCTTGCCCATGGTGCCTTCGCTTTACTGGATTCACAGCCGCGTCACACACAGTCACCATCACCATTACCACTGGCACCGGTAACAACTATACCTTCATTCAGTGGGTTGGTGCAAACGGTACGTCTTCACAGACGCCGTTTGTTGCTGCCTGCACCACGTTGCTTCAGGCCAGCAACGCGACCACCATCGGCACGATGAACACCAACCTTTCAACGGTCATCACAAACCTTGCCGCTGATGGGTTGAACGTCGTTAAGGTAGATACCAACTCTGTGCTTGCACAGAGTCAAACGCCTGATCAATATCAGGACATTTACTATACAGGTGGGGCAGCGGGGTTGCATCCCAGCATTCTTGGTAATGAGATGTTGGCTGCGTATTTTGTTAAACAGATGTACACGGCAACATCTTTCCCCGCATCTCAGGGAAAGAATGCAGACATATTTACACAGGAGTTGCTAACAGCCGGTGTGACAGCAGCGGACCTTGCTGTGTTAGTCAAGCAATTCAGATTCGGTTGCCCACCAACCGGTCAGACCCAAAACAATAATGGGTATCTTGTTACACAGATTATACAATCAACAGGTCAACCCCTTCAGGCCACGCTGAGAAACGTCTTAGCGTCATCTAGTTTCAACGGCACGGCACTTGCGGCTATACAGTCCGGTGTGTCATTGGTCGCAGCCGGTGCCAACATTTCAGCCGGTCTGTACAGGATCAGTTACTCAGCCACCATCACACAGGCGGCAACCACATCTTGCACGCTTGGCGGTATGACGGTGACGTACACCGACAATGACACCAACGCGAGTGTGACAACGCTGGTAGGTCCAACCAATTCAACAAACGCCATTGGGTCGCAGGTCAATGGTTGTGTGGTGATTAACGCGAAGACAGGTACGGCAATCACCTTCAGCTTTGGTTACGTCTCATCAGGTGCGACAGCCATGCAGTACGCTTTGCATGTGGGAACGGAGTTGTTAGGATAATGTTTGAGAAGATTGAAAAATACGTCAACCTGTTGGTGAAAATAGAGGCCCATGCAATCCTGATGATCCTCACAGGTGTCTTCATGTGTCTTCACGGCAACAAAGAAGAAGGTCAGCTAATCATCGGTGCTGGCCTTGCCGTCTTCAAAGGGCACTCTTAACCTTTTCTTCTAACAACCTCATTCCCTTCAAAGCTTCTTCGGGCATTGCACTCTCATAGTGTTGCTGCGTGACCTGTGTCGTACTGTGGCGCAGCACATCGCGGCCGGCGTTGCTGTTCCCTGTCAGCGCCCGCAACATCGTCCCAACTCCGCGTCTACCTGCATGGTAGCCCTTCCACGGCAGCCCTGCTTCTACCAGGCAGGGCCGTATCGTTCTAACAGCAACGTCCTTCAGGTCTAGGGGGTTGCCTCTCTCGTTCGGAAAGACCCACAAGGCAGAAGTGCTCTTGCCCCGCCACAGCCCCAAAAACAGCCTCACAGGAGCGATTAGGGGCACAGGCGCGGCACTCTTCAGGGTCTTGGGGGTCACGATATGCCCGCGCACACATGCCCGTCTAACGTGAATAGCATGGTCATCAATATCACCCCATTGTAAACCTGCAATCTCACCTTTCCGCAACCCTGCAAAATAGGATAGAGCCATGATGAGTTGACACATTGGATGGTCAACAAGGGCTGAGATGACATTCTCAATCTCTTCCAAAGTGTACGATTCTGTCTCACCGTTCGGTAGGGTCTTCCCCAACACCATCGCATCACGGATGGGGTTTGTTTCGCAAGACCCTATAGCAACCGCATGAGCAAACAAGGCGGAAGCCAGAAACTTTACATGCTGCACGGTACGCGGCCTTAATCTCTTCGCTAGTTGGGTTATCAAAAGAGAGAAGACCGATGTCTTGTAATTGCTCAATAACTGCTGTGCAAAATGCGTCTTTAGGTGTTGATTCCATATTTGCGTGTACCCCTGCACGGTTGATGGTTTGAGGTTGGTGGTTATGAACGGCAAATACACCGTATCCCAAAATTCAACCACGGTAAGGCTCTTGACCTGTGGTTGTTCTGTGTTGACCGTTCGCATGAAGTCTTCGCACAATTCCCGCACTTTCTTAGCGGTTGGTGCTCCGCAGCCTGCGTTGCGATCTTTGCAGCACAGCATGTGCGATTTCTGCTTGCGGGTGCCGTCCACCATCGCATAGTATCTGACGTGGAAGGCGTTGCTGGCTTCGTAAATGTAACCGCGTTGGTGCCTCATGCAACCCATCGTAAGCAACTACCAGAAGCAACACAAGAGCACGAAAGTGCTATGACATGCGATGAAAATTCTGTAAGTTGTTGGAAGCGAAGGGAATCCGGTTGGTTCCCCCGGTCTTCAAAACCGGCTGATTATCGTGTTTTCAATAGGTTACGGGTGGTAGTTGTTTGCTGAAGTGTGCGCCGTTTGCTGTGGTTTGCAGCGATTATGCGATGGAATATGCGATGGTTTTTTAG